AGATTACCAACACTGGTTTCACTTGTACCATCACCCCAATTGATAACAGCATTACGAGTACCCGTGCGATTAGGCCATTGGAATGTGCCACCGTCTGCTGAGATAAACACGGTCATTACGAAAGCATTAGACGGCGCATCAACAGGTGTGATTAGGTTTCTGTACTCAATTTCGTTCGGGTAATAACTTAGTTTCTTATGTGTACCAACACCTAAAGTTAGTGAAGTCGTAACTTGTGGATAAAAGGGTAAGCCGTAAGAACGGTCAGCGATAACAGGCGCACGAAGGTTAGCAGTACCTGCTGTGACAATGATGCCTGCTTCAGGTGTGTCTACGTCTGCTACAAGTGTGCCTTGACCCGATTGGTTATACCATTGAGTGAAGTTTGAGCCTGAGAGCGTGAATGCGTCTACCGCGCGGGTGACTTGTGATGCTACTGTGGGAATGTATGAGGAAGCGTATGCACCAACTTCTAGTTGTGCAAGTGTGACCGAACCTGTAACGGTTAATGTCAAAGTACCTGCGGTTGGTATAAAAGTTAAAGTCTTGCGTGATGGGTAAGCACCTAAACCAACGACTGTGGCTGTTGCTGTGCCTGATAACGTTACTGTACCCGCGCCATAGAAACTAAGTGTATACGCAACTGCCGTGACCGTAACGTTCTGAGTCACCAACGCCGCGCTGTTTAGTACGAGATTAGTCCTCTGCGCTTCCCGCATCAACCCTTCACACTCGCCTGTCACCGCATCAAATGTAATCCGTGGCACATTGCTTAACGCTGTCTGGATAACACCGAACTTGTCTGTATATGTCGCTGTAGAGGCTCGTGCTGATACGATACGCGGGTCTACTGTTTCGCTGTTACGAAAATCAACCGTGAGAGATGGGCGTGAATTTGGAAAATTGTTTTTAATAGACATTGTTTAATCCTTTGTTAATATGCGAGCCGACCACCAACAGTCCGACCACCAACAGAAGAAGCATCCGCCGAATGCAAGCAGAACGCACCCGCAAACGCGCCAATATGAGCACCACCGCCCACAAGCACAACCCGATTGCTTGACGCCGATGCATAATGATAATCTGTTATGTAAGTAGTAGAGCCGCCACCTGAATTGGTCGAACTTAAAAAGTAAGGGTCAACGGTTGTTGACATATCTCGAATGAAACCTGATGCCGTTGGAAAGCTACTAGTTACTAACTCCATGCCTGTTGCCGTATTATCGGCAAAGAAAGCCGCATCATTAGTGATGTGAACATTACCCGTAACTGTGACATTGACATTGATACCGTCAGCCCAATTAAAACAATTACCGTAAAAGTTTTCAATACCACGATATTTCATAAACGATGTGCCAGGCTTTGCACTTACGCCTGCACCTGAAGTGGTATTAGTAGAGCCGTTGGCAATCGAATCACCTGCACCTGCTATGGTATGTGGGCTGTCAGTTTGGTTGCCACTTGAGCCAAGATACCCGCCATTGGTATTTCCTGCACCCAAAATATCTTGCGAGTAAAACGATTGGTGTTCAACAACAAACAACAATTGAATTGCAGACCATAAAGCATAATCCATTTGACGCCAACCAGTGCCATTAACCGAAGCTAACAGCCTAAACTCATTTCTAGTTAACCCAACCATAGGATAAATGCCTTTTACACTTGAGAGCTTGTCTGCGGCCGTGTCAACGTTACCATTGTTGTTATCTAAGTTAGTGCCTGAAATGTAAGCCGATGCTGAAGTGTCAAAAACACAAGCGTCATACGCACCCATGTATCTAAAGTCTACCTCTACATTGTCTTTAATAAATGCAGGGTGAGTCACATAACCCGACTGTTGTACAGCAGAGATTTTCCAAGTGGTTTCTGTCCCTGCGTACACAATACGATAATAAAACTTAGGTATCTCTACCATTACGTTACCGTCTGCACCCGTCAAAACAGAAGCTGTACCGTTAGCTTGTTGTGCCCAATTTGTTGGGTTCAAGTAATAATTAACCGAACCATCAGCGTTAAGCACACAGCCACGCATCATGTCGTGGATACCCGTAACGACCTGTGATCGACCAAAGACTGAATTAGGCGTAGAGGTAAACGAATTCCAAGTAAAAGAACCTGTCAATAACTCTTGGCGCACATTTGACTGCCCTGTAACCGTTGACTGCCCTGTAACCGTTAAGTTGCCCACTACTACGTTGTTAGAATCCTGATATGCCATCGTGCCTAAAAACTGATTCAGCGGTATTTGGTTCGGGTCTGTGCCGATGTCTCGCTGAGTCACTACATTATAATAATCGACACCATTAGGTGATTCTGTTATTGAACCATTTACGGCTAATTTGGATCCAGGTGTTGTCGTACCAATACCAGTATTACCGGAACCATTGACATATAGTCTTAGGACACCATCACCATCAGAAAGAATAATGTTATTGTTGCTGGTACGAATGTCAAGACCATTACTGTTACCATCGAACGAACCTAGTATTGAGTTCTTTGATCCTGTGGTTATTGCTTGACCTGAGTTAACACCAATTGCTGTGTTGTTGATGCCCGTGGTGTTAAAGCGGAGTGCGTTCTGCCCGCTGGCTGTGTTGTAGTTGCCTGTGGTGTTGGAGTAGAGTGCGTCTCTCCCACTGGCTGTGTTGTTTGTGCCCGTGGTGTTGCTGAAGAGTGCTTGACGCCCGTTAGCTGTGTTGAAGTTGCCCGTGGTGTTGTCGCGGAGTGCGCCCCCCCCGCTAGCTGTGTTTTGAGCGCCCGTGGTGTTGAGGTAGAGTGCGAACGCCCCGCTGGCTGTGTTGAAGTTGCTCGTGGTGTTGCTATAGAGTGCGTTAAACCCGCTGGCTGTGTTGAAGCTGCCTGTGGTGTTGCTCCGGAGTGCGTCCTTCCCGCTGGCTGTGTTCAAGATGCCAGTGGTGTTGGAGTAGAGTGCGTCCTGCCCGCTGGCTGTGTTGCTGATGCCTGTGGTGTTGTTGAGGAGTGCTTGAAACCCGCTGGCTGTGTTTAGACTGCCTGTGGTGTTAGCATTTAAAGCACCAGACCCCAGTGCGGTGTTTGTCGATATGGCCCCAGCACCTTTGCCTACTGTTAAGCCTGACAGGGTTGCGTCGGTTGTTGAGGAAATAGCTCCAGTTACTGCCAACGCCCCAGAGTTCACAGCCGCCAGCGTAGATGTTCCTGTAGCCGACAGCGTAGTGAACGCACCTGTGCTTGCTGTTGTTGCGCCAACTGTTCCGTTAATGTTAATAGATGCAGTACCAGTCAAATTAGTGACTACACCTGCCGATGGAGTACCAATATTTGGTGTGACCAATGTAGGACTTGTGGCAAATACTAAAAAACCTGTACCAGTTTCATCACTAATGACTCCAGCTAATTCTGCAGAAGTTGTAGAAGACAGAACACTAATTTTATCAGCAGTTTTTACTAATGTAGACGACGCAGGTATTGTAGTACCGTTTAAAATTGTAGTCGATGAACTGTTTATCGTCGTAAATGCGCCAGTTGATGCAACACTTGCGCCAACTGTTCCGTTAATGTTAATAGATGCAGTACCAGTCAAATTAGTGACTACACCTGCCGATGGAGTACCAATATTTGGTGTGACCAATGTAGGACTTGTGGCAAATACTAAAAAACCTGTACCAGTTTCATCACTAATGACTCCAGCTAATTCTGCAGAAGTTGTAGAAGACAGAACACTAATTTTATCAGCAGTTTTTACTAATGTAGACGACGCAGGTATTGTAGTACCGTTTAAAATTGTAGTCGATGAACTGTTTATCGTCGTAAATGCGCCAGTTGATGCAACACTTGCGCCAACAGTAGTACCATTTATTGACCCGCCAGTAATCGTTACATTTGATAGAGCATCAATCTCCATTGCATTGTTAAGTTCTTCACGAGTAATTTTCTTCATTAGTTCAGCAGAAGAATCATATATCAAGAAGAAGTCATCGGTAGCAGTACTAGAACCACCAATTGCAGTCAGGGCACTTACCTTTGTATTTGCCAAGTCTTCGCGTGCAAGTGGATGACCACCGACTGCAACACCGTCATGTACGACTACAGTATCTTTCGTGGTATCAATTGTAATTTCACCTAAAGCACCAGTGAACGTGGTATGTTCTGCGCTAGTACCTCTGCGTCTTTGTATGACCTTTGACATTTTATGTTTCCTGTTTAATCTGTGATAAGACCGTAGTCTTGTGATGCTTGGTCGCTGACAAACCGTATGGCTTTGTCGCCAGTACCATCAGATTGTTTTAAATACATATATCCATCATGTGTATTGATTGCAAGTTCACCTAGTTCAATATCACTTGTCGTAGGTGCTTTGCCTGGAACAGAAGACCGTCTAAACTTAAAAACACTTGCAGATGCCATAGGAATATTCCTTAACTCTTTATGTGATGCCCTATATAGAGCGAGTTGTTATACGTTTATTTATAATACTTAATATGTGCCGCCATCAACGGTTTGTTTTTCTAATAGTTTCGTTGACTTCCATTTACCTATATTGGTAGAATAAACAAGAACAGCACCGTCTTGCAAATCTGACACATCAATATTACTTAATTCATCTATAGATGACGGACCAACCTTTGATTTAACTATAAGATTATCTTGACTTCTTAATTTAACTTTTATCGACATATATCACTCAATAATTTTTGTGACTGATGGAATTAATTCAAAAATTCCTTCTAATAATTTTATCCTGCTATTACTTATTTCTGTGTTCATTGAATATATGTCATACACATACCGACCGCTCTTCATACTAGCAGTTTGTTCTGAGGTTAATTTGACATGAATAACGCCACCGGTGGCATTATACTTAACAATGGTAAAGTCGACTGCATTTGTCGATTTGTATGTACGTCTAATTTGACCATATAAATTGTATTCGGTTAAATCTAAAGGGTCGCCATTGGCATCTTCTAACTCTAAGATAGTCTGAAAATCCGCACCCTGATCTGCGCTAACATTAGCATATGACGCCATTGAAGTAAATTCCTGCGGTTAATTGTTATATTAGTATTTATACTTTTTACAATTTAAAAAGTATAAATAACTACTGAATCTAACATTATTTATAAGAGAAAACTTTATGACCAGAAGCTTCAGTAAAAAGGGACTTCGTCGAGACCTAAACTTCTATGACATCGTAGACCCAAAACAATCATTAGAGAACTTGCTTGATGGGTTAGTTCAGGAAGAAGGCGAAACTTTTGTTTCTGCGGACATTGAAGTCATCAAGAACATTGATTCAAAGGGTGTTACTAGCGCAGACTTTGCAAACATTGCAGGATCTGCTATTCGAGTCGTCAGTTCAGAAGGTGGCATTGAAGTATATAAACCAGTCATAACACTGAAAAATCGTATTGACCAATCAAAATATATAACTGGAGTACCTCAGTTATTTGGCGGTGATGGACTGACTGTCAGATACTATCCTGATACTCAAGTCGATTCCGTTGCAGTAGACTTAGACAATATTTTTACAGGTGCTCCAGCAGAAACAGAAGTCTTTTGGGAAAATGGGGATATAAACCTTTCTGTCGATGTACTTCAAGGAACTAAGAGCAATTATGGTGGAGCAATTTACACAGGATTTTTTAAACCTACGGAATCTGGTCCTCACGTATTAAGAGTCAGTACTAATTCATATTTTACTGTTGAATTTGGCGAAGCCGATACAATATTGGCCAGAAAGTCTCAGGTAGTGCATACGTTTGCATGTGATGCTGCTTCTACATCTGCAACCACTATTACACTACAAAATATTGCTAATGTAAAAAATCTCTTGATTGGAGATATTCTTGTCAATGACGCAATATCTCAATTCAGTGATCCAGAAAGTAATCCAGTCACTATCGCTGGAATTAATCTATTGACAGGGGTTATAACCATATCAGAACCACTCGATGCCGGATTTGCTAGTGGAACCACATTTGACTTTACATATAATATTGGAAGCGGAACAGCAAGTAATGTAAATTTAGTTCTAGGCGATTTAATTATTGGCGAAGCATATCCTATACAAATTAGATTTTGGCTAGATGACGCAAATGGCGAAGATATATCGCTTGCAACTCAAAAGACTATTATTTTCAGCATTGGAGTACCATCTACTTCAAATAGAAGTTTAAACTATAAATTTTTATATGATGAAGATTATAATATAGACCCGTCACCATCTGACGTAGATTATGGAGAATTCAATTCATTCTATGATAATCGGATTCCGTCATATGGTGGTATCGTAGGCGGAGTGTCTGCATATTCCGATTATCAATCAGTTGTTTCTCTTAACAAACTCAATATTACATATACACCGCCTATATCACTTGCAAGTGCAATTAGACGTACTGCAACGGTAGCATTCTTGACGGGTACAACAACTCTTGCAGTATCTGATACAACAGACTTGATTGAACCAGGGAATTTTATATTCGGCACTGGAATAAATGCCGGAACACAAGTTACAGATTTTAACATTAATTCATTAATATTCATTAGTAGCGAAACAACAACTACCACTGCATCTACTTCTCTGGTCTTTGTTAATCATCGTGGTCTAGGTGCATTTGAATCATCTGCCATATGGTCGAATGCTGGGACTACAATAAGTGGTCTATCTACAAACACGGTCAGTAATATTTTAATCGGTGATGTTGTCGTTCTGAACGGATCTCCGCTCTATAATGTGGTCGTCACTAAAGGATCTACGAGTATCACGACTTCTAAGTCATTCACTGCTACATCAGGATCTGGTATTAATGGTACGGTGCTCTTTTATCGTGCCAAAGGTCTTTACAATAATTCATTAACTGATTACTGTACAAATGTATTTTCTGACGTAACAACAGTACAAAGTAATGCAGGAAGCAATACACTTACCATTGAAGATGATACAAATTTGATTGTAGGACAAGTTGTTCAGTTTGGAACTCGCATACCCACAGGCACTACTGTAGTTAGCATTGTACCATCAGGCAGTGATTTTATTATAACTCTTTCTGCAAATATAGCAGATGACATTCCTTCTGGACAATTGATTATATTTGCCCCAGGCGGCACTATAGACTCAAAAGAAATTTGTTTTCCACCAATTGATACATCTCCACCATTTACAGCAACATCAACAGGACTGATTACTACATCAGGCAGACCATCTATGAAAATTGAACCTACGATAACAGGAACAGGTGAATTGAAGTTTCAGTCGCTCAAAGCAGATTCAGTTACTGTAGTGTCTGCCTCTGTAGCAGATACCTATGATCGCACAATTACAATCAAAGATCGTGCTGGTGCAACATTCAAAATACTTGGAAAGATTATTGTTTAAGCAGAATGAAATACTCTACGCCATCAATGATAATAGGAATCTTGTGGGTAAAGCTAGAGGCTTCGCCCGATTCTGTATTAAATGCATCAATGGAAGCAAACTTTATATCATTTTCAAAATAAAGATCGCCAATGTTGACTTGACTTGACTTTGTATCCAGTGATGTTGCACCTTGTACCCATGGTTGATTATCGCTAGAATATGCTCTTGTTTTACTGATTTCAAATATATCAGAAAACGGATCAGTTATGTATACACCAGGTGAATTAACTTCGTTCAGCTTTACTTGAGAAGTATTATGAACTGCCGGATCTGATACAGTAATAGAACCTTGTGTATTAATTATATTTGATGTAGCAAGTGATTTATTACTAGTATATTTTTGTGCGCTCAAAAAAGAAAATCTATCAATGTTTTCTTCTAATTCACTAAACCCTTGATTATAATTATTTACACCATATGTAGTGTCAACTTCTGCATTAGTTTGAGTCAAAAATGTATTACGTGATTGCGGTCTAGCAATATTGATAATATTATCCTGACTAACAAAGTCATTACGTGTAAATATTAAATGACTCGTAATAGAACCTAGTGCAACAAGACTACCATCTACAGTAAGAGACAGGCCAAACGATATTTGATTTGATCTTGCGCCAGACTTAGGATTGTATTGTACAACATAATACAGTTGATCAGGGCTAAGACTACCCAAAGAAGTTCCGCTCACATATACAGGATCATTATTTGTATATGTTGCCAATAGTGATGTAGGAAATAAAAACTTGTTGCCGACTATTGACGATCCAAGTGTCTCATATCTCCATTCCAACTCAGAAAAGTTATTTGTATTGTTTCTGAATATAGATATATCATCTGCAATACTTCCGCCACCAAGGTTATTCAGAGCCTGTCGATCATCGATAGATTCCGCAAGATTCCTTGCCTGATCATATCCTAAATTTCTTAATGCCATGTTTTTGTTACCACGAAATTTGCCAACCACGTTGACGGAGGAATGCTATTTTTTCAAAGATTTCTTGTTCACGACTTGTACCAATTTCAGAAGGATTATATCCAGGTGCATTTGACTGACTACGAAGATTCACACTAACTCTACTTCGAGGAGCAAGTATATAATTTTCGTACAGGTCTTCGATGATAGTATTTAAATTAGACTCAGATAAGTTGTTAGTTGATACGTCAAGGAATGTGAGTCTTCGGAGACCTTTAAAGGATCCACTCGTATAATCAGTGAATTGATTATTATAAAGATATAGTCTATCGATGTTAGGCGAGTCTTCCGACAGTGCAGGTATAGATCCTGTTATCTGATTATTATACAAATAAACATGATACAGATTAGGTGTGTTTATAAAGCCATTAAACGATGTCAATGCATTATTATGTGCATAAAAGTAATTTAATGCTAACTTGTTATTGAAGAAAGGAACACCACCAGAGAGTTCATTATTTGATACATCAATATAGAGAATGCTTTGATTAGACGTAAATGTAGGAATTGACCCACGGAATTTGTTTACTGGCATTATAAAATAACGCAGTGCAGGGCAACTTGATATATCTGGCAAAGGAACATCGGTTAATGAATCGCCAGTTCTTCCATATGAATACCAATAGAGATAGCTAAGATTCTTTAGGTTTTTAAACGTGTCGGGTTCAAATCCCTTTCCGACCAAAAGACTGTTTGATAATACTCGGAAAAATGATATGTCCTTGGCATCATTAAAGGTATCCTTGTACAACACATAAGTTGTACCATCTGCATAACCATGCTCACCATTATCTGGTCTGCCGCCTGTTATTGATTGCGCAGCATAGGCATCAAATGAAGTCAGTGATTGATTGTTCTTGAACTTTGGTATAAATCCACTAACAGCAGACGCATTTATGCTAATACCAGTAAGAGCAGTACAACCAGAAAACTTGTACGACACATCAGAAGATGTACTAACATGAAACGGACTAGAGTTGCTATTACTAGTATGACCATAACTTGTTAGGAGTGTTCTGCTTCTTAAATCTGGTATGGGCAAATTTGTACTACTGATATTGACGGTCTGTATATTAGTCGAGGCAATAGAAAATGTTGCATCGCTTAAATTTCTATTACCACCCAAATCAATATTTCTTAATTCTGGTAAATCTTTTAGTCCTGTAGCAGGAACTGTTCTAAAGTCATTATTTCCTACATAATAATTTTGACAAGTATCTGGCATCTGTGGTAAATGACACACAGGATCATATAAGTCTGGGTTAAAAAATGGACCAGAACCACGTCCTACATTAAACGTGATCAGCGAAGGAAAGCGATACTTAAATACAGATACTGCGCCTACACTTGCCGGAGCAACTTCTATACCAGAACCATTGACCCAGCGAATCGAACCAAAGAACGTGCCATACATATTAATAGATGCAAGACTTGTAGGAAAGTGATTTAGCACATCTAAGTTCAGTTTCTTTAGGTTGTCGCTTTCTGCTAAGTAAAGATTGTTACCAAATATGTTAAGCGTCAAAAGGTTAGGCGAAAATATATTCAGATTAGCGACAGTTCGTATATCATTAAATGAAATATTTAATTGTGTAAGATTAGGCAATTCAGCTAACGGAAGAGTACGCAGGTTTACACCAGTCAGAGTCAATGATGTAAAATTATCTGGAGGATAATATATTTCAATTGTACGAGGTGCAGACTGAACACTACGATAATTTAATGTAGTGCCTCGATTCGGATATGATTGAATATCTGACGCATTTGACTGATTGACAATTCGCCAACTGATGTTGATACCAGTTATTGGATTAACTGCTACAATACTATCAAAGTTTCTAAAAAAACCACTAAATTTAAGTGGAATGGACTTCATGGCATATAACTTAACCTGTTCCCCATTGATTGTAGTCGTGATTGCATGAGTAGGTACTTCTGCGGTATACAATTTAGGAACTGCATTTTCTCCCCACTGAATCTTGTCTGTTGTAACAGTACCACCATCGTATATCTTGACTTCTGAACCATAGAAGATCGGATCAGATTCAGAAGGAGAAGATCCTGCTGGACTAATAGACGACCATGCCGATACACGAGATGTAGAAATATCTGCAAAGGCAATCTGGTCAGTATCTGTATTAACATAATTATATCGAATGGCCGAGGCACCAATTGGTCCATTGACCTCTAGATTACCCTGAAGTGAATTGTCTGTTCCACCTGCCCTAGATAATATACCTGCATACTGTGAACTTTCCGATAAAAATCTATCCAAAGTTCTATAAATTGGCGAAGTCAAATTAGACAGTGTAACCAGATCATCACGTGTTGCACCTAACTCACCTGCAACTCCACGTATGATATTAAGGTCGCCAATATTCAACCCTATTTTAAATAGAGCATCTTCTTTATCGATAACATCGGAAAGGTTACTAGATGCTTTATATCCGTAATATACGTTTGTTTCAAATGCCATAGTTTTATCTTATTGTTCCGATGTATTAATACTTATTTGTATAGTACCAGAAGAAACTGCCATCGTCTTACCAACAACAAAGGTTGCTTCTCTGTTAAATAAGTCAGGCGTAATAGATTCACGATCTGAACCATATATATTTGACATATCAATTATTTTTGTTTCTCCTGCGCCAACATAGAACGAATTCACTACACTGTATGGTCTTAACTGCTGGCCAACTTCTACATCAACTGCTACAGCAGATAATCTATTCTTTGAAACAAAATTAACTGGAGGAAAATCATCTTCTGCTGGGCTACTTACAAGTGGTGATTTATCTATATTATTATTTAGGAGCCATTGTGGCGATGATGCAATAGCCATGTCGCCAATTATTTCTTTGACTGAAATTGAATTGACTGCAGACTTATCTCGCAAAAAGCAAACAAGGTACAATGGATATGGGTTGAACTTCATGACCTTTGATTTATTGACATTTGCCCAGAATATGCGCAACGATGACAATGCGATCTGTATATCATCTCCATCACTTTTGCCTGGGAGTTGACCACTTATCTGAGCATAATAAATTGTATCTTCTTCGACATCATATGAATCCTGTTCCGATGTAAACGTAATGCCCGTACTAACAAAAGCAGTACCGTTATACAATCCGACTTCGCCACTTATTAGTGCATCTGATTGAAATGACTCGTTTGGCTCAAGGACAATATAATAATTGCCATCAGGTTCGCCAGTCTTAGGATTCCCTAATTCTAATTTGCTATTTAATTGTATTTTATCTATTTGCTCAACTGTAAGCGTAGAACATACACCTGGTAATATACCAGTAATTGCAGGAATACGGTAATCAATTTCACCAACAGAAAAATTTGTACCAAGTGCTTCACCTGCTTCAATACCCTTGCGTGTACGACCTGTACCAGAAGGTATATGCTCACCAAATAAAATGTCCGAGAGTGGTAATGATGTTCGTGTATCAGAGTCCGAATATTTCCAATTTATATCTGGATCGCCACCTGAGTCTAATACTTCAACTGGCACCTTGTCGGTTACACCTAACAAGAATTCAGCAAAGTGACCAAACGAGTCGCCTACTCTAGGATTTAAAAATTGTATTTCTATCTTGGAACCAGTCAGCGGAGTGATCGAAGCAGCAATAGCATCATAGTTAGTCAACCTAACCTGATATGGGTATTGAGTTCCTGTACCAAAAGGTACTGTGATAACATCGCCTACAGTGTATGAAAATACAGTAGAAGGAAATCCACCAGCAACTTTTGTGAACCCATTTGTTGCAATTCTTTCTATGACTGCTTCTTCAAACAGCCCAGACCCTGGAGATGTCTCTAAATCAAGTGACTTGATATAACCACCATACAATCCATCTGCAATTATCTTTGAACCAATATCTGCAACCGTAAACAACTCTGATGGTTGAACATCTAAGGGATTAGCAGGGACTATAGAAAACGTATTAAGTGCCGAGGTATTTAATGTTATGTTAAATGTACGACCAATCGTTCCGCCAATGAGACCATGATTGTATACATGACCAAACCCAGGGCATGCCTTACAGGTAACCACATCAACTCGTGTCAACTCAGATGCCGTAGCAGATATTGTCTTTGGAAATATAATTTTTTTATTTTCTTTTGCTATACCATCAGAATTTAATAATGTTGTCTTTGATGTCAGACCTATTAATGGTTTGCTGATAGTCGAGTTAATATCTTTCAGTCCAGACTCAAATGAATTCTGAGTCAATGCGCCTTCATCCCCGCCATCAATATAGCATGATGCACCATATTTGTATATGTACTGCGGTGTACGGAGAGTAGCGTTTTCACGAATATCAATTTGATATTTAAATCTAAAGTAAGGATCTTCTAGACAAGGTTGTCCTAATTTATTTTCTATGACCAGCGTATGAATCAGAACCCAACGAGCCTCGCCATTATCTACAGGAATATACACATAGAACTTTGCGCCAATTGCTCCATACCAGCCAAACTCAATCTTGTACATCGTTACATTAGGTGTTGTCAATAAATAACCCGAACGACCATTACCATTAAGTTTATCACCATTAAAGTTATCACGAGGTATGACTAGTGTATAATAATTCTGTAGATTAAATGGGTCACCTGATGATTCAAATCTTTGATCCGATGGCTCAAGACCATTTGCTCTAATAACATCAGGATCAAGTGGAACGGTAGATCTACGAACAATTGAAAAATTTGCACCACGAACCTGAAAGACATACTGATCCGTTGGGTTTGCTATACCCCATTCGATTACGTTTGCCGCAGAGCCTGAGTCCGAGGATATTCTGGCACCAAAGGTAAACCCTGATATACGCCCTGGCTGATAACGATATGTCTTGCGAGATTGCATTAACGAAAGTCGTCTAGTGCTAGAGGAATAGCCAGGTCGGGTTTCGTCAAATGAAGGGTTGCTACCCGTCAGTCCATTAATGATTGATGGAGTAATAATTGTGCCTGGGTTAGTAGGGTCAGAAAATATATTGGAACGAATGTCTACCCATGTTCTTGTCCATGTATCAATTAGTGTGAATCCTTCGGCTTCTGTTACACCAACAAATTCAATTTCTTCATCGCTTCCAATGAATACCTTTGATCCATCTAAAAAGTATTGCGACAAGCCAGGAAGTTCTTCATATAGTATGTTACCTAAATCAATAAAGTTTTTAAATTGTTGATATAGTAATTCATTATATCGACCAAGGTCTTCCCACCCTAGACCGAATGGATATGAATAAGGTACAGGAAATGCGCCTAACTTAATTGCTTGCTCTCCAGTTTCTTCTATCATCTGAGCGCCATAGTGTTGCCCAAATCCTACAGCAGTTCTAGATTCCCATGGACCATATGAAGCAGCACCAGATCCATAATTGTATGTCTCCCATGACGACTCATCAAAGCCAAGAACAGATACATCAGAAAACAGACTCAACTGAGTCTCTGCTCTGCTTATACCCAATAGAGTCGTTGCAGTCTCAGATGTCTCTGGGAATTGTTCAACAACTTTAATTGGTTCTATTGTATTAGGATCAGTAACTACGGACGTTGCATGCTTAGAAGTAGCAATTTCAGAAATTACTCTTTCTGCGTCTGTGACGAGCGGAAGTCCTGCCTGATCCACGAGCTTTTCACCCGTGACAATATCAGACAGTTGAACTTCCGTAATAATAGAAGGTACTGGAAACTTATCAAACCCAATTTTTGTATGCATAACGTATTATTGCTCTTCCCATGTCAGACTTGCTAACACTGACGATTTCAGGACAGGCGAACCCGTAGGATCTCCGCTACCATCTATATTATATTGACGATCCACTGAAGCAGAAGTCAAGAAAAGTAAATCAGTTTCATTGGTCAATGGATATGAGAGATAATCTTTATTGTAATCAAAGTATGCATCGAGTTCAAATATATTACCACCAGGAGGAATATAAAACGTAGTGACCTGAGTACCAGTTCCTGGGATCGGAGTACGCAATTCTTCGTTGATTAGAACAGAAGATAATCTTGACAACTCTTCAGGAGTTCCTGTATCCGTACTGATTACTGTACCATCTTCGTCATAGTTAACTGCAACCATAAAGGATCCAACAATCTCGACTTCTTCTGAGTATGCATCTTTGGCCGTGAAGTTATATGCCGAACCGATACGTCTCAATAGACCAAGTACAGGAAACTTAAACTCGCCGACATCTGATGTAAAGTATGCCCTGAACCAACCATATACAGACTTGCCATCTGCAATTGTAGGAGTTGCTGATAATGACAATGCCGTTTGTTGACCTGCAGATTTTAGTACCGTTGCCGCAGTGAGGGTCAATGTACCTGAATATGCATCAAAGGTCTGGAAAATAGGATTCTTGCGTAATTGTAACGATATAGTAGATGTACCTGCTGCGCCAGTTGCAAGACGTGTAGGATATACCTGAACACGGTTACGAACACTCTTACCCTGCGATGAAACAATTTCACGCTTAGTCTGAAGACCATAGATAATCTGAGGGCGATCTACCAGAATGTCCATTTGAACCGATACACCAGTAACAGAATTCAATGCCTTGTTAAGGTACAATCTCTTATTTGGTATATCTACCCATGTAACCTTAATACCACGGTCGACTACATCACCAGACAATAACGTACCACTCATATAGAAATCCGACGCAGTAGGGTTGACGTCATATGGAGCAGTCTCAATCATAGTCACATAAGGATCCGATGCCTGAGAATTTGAAGCATTAACTTTTATACGATACTTTGAACCATATACTTCAGTCGCAGCAGAGGAGGCATAACTATAAAGTCGAACTGTTCCTCGATCACCGCCATCGATATAATATGATGCACCGTACTTAGTAATGTATTGTGAATATGAACCAGATCCTGGGACTGAATTAGGAATTCTTTTGCCAGAACTTGATCCATTTTCATAACCATATCGCTCTTCTGAACCACCACCATATACAAGGTATGTAATAGGCAAGGTGGCATTACCCAAAGAAGATACTTTGAGTTGATTAGATGCACGAAGATGATGAACACGAACCCAGCGAGCCTCGCCATTTGATACAGGAACATAGGCAAGGAACAGTGCACCCACCGCACCGTACCACGAGAATTCTATCTTTTGCATGATTACTTTAGTGAAGTCAATGTCCCAAATAGAATCAGAGGTAATGTTGCTATCAGTTACTGGAGAGATAACGTTTTCGCCAGGAAGTTTAATCGTATCATTGCCAGAACCTGTACGCACTACGTCAGAGTATAATACTTCCTGTGCAGTTGAATCCTGAGTACCATTTAGGAAGTCGCCAGAGAAACGTGAACGTGGAATACGATATTCATAGACACGATAAAATTCTGGCTTGACGTTTTGCTCTACCCAATTTGCCCAACTTGTATTAACAACATCAATCTCTTCTGAGATACGAACAAGTGCCTGTGATACAGTTTCATCACCACTCTTAGAGGTCCCAATATATCCAACAGGAGTTTCTAAAACATTTCTGTCTATGTCAAACGACCGACGCAATGGAAACATAATATCATGAGCGCCTTCGACACCATTTTCTGGGAATATAAATGGCACAGGTGTACGGATAACATGAGTTCCTGTCAGTGTACCAAGTGTAATAGGAGTATTGCCCTGACCGTCATCACCTAACTCGGCCAACTTGACCGTATAGTTACCAACAGATGGTGTAGTCTTTTCAATGACACGATAAATCTTTGTCTTTATCAGACCAGTAATTGCAGTTGGTTCATCTGTGTGATAAGATACATATTGACCATTGGCTAATTCACCATCTGCAACTGCCAATGTTATTGCATTTGAACCTATTGCCGAAGCAGCATGATTTGTTTCTTCTAGCAATAGTGAAGGATCATACATCGCGGCATGAGACATGACTAGACTATCGCGTAGGATAACTAAATCACCAGGAGTCCCTTCTGCATTAGTTGATGAGGGTGCTTCGCCTGATTGACCATAGTCATCTATTTGCTGTCCCGCTGCCGAACCAAAGGTAATCGGATTAGCCGTAATAACTGCTTGAGTACGACGGACTACGACAAGTTGGTCGCCTTTTCCTGTGTCACGGGTTTCCCAAAAATAACCATCAAACTTGTCAAAAATACCATACTTGCGAATTGCAGGATTACGATATACATCGGAAGGCTCGCCAGGGATAATCGAAGTCTTTATGCCAAATGTGGCCGATGATACACGACCTGGTTGATAACGAAAGAATCGCTTCGATGTAAGAATTGCTACCTTATTAGCAGGAGCCTCAACAAGAGCACCAGACTCTTCTGGGATATGTTTGATTCCCCAACCTTGTTCGCCATCAAAACCATCATATGCAATGTCATCTGCTTCAAGAATATCCTCTCGAATTGCAGGACTGCTAGACCATTCAGAAGGATTGATGTCATAGGTATTCACGTCAGCAAAGATGCCAAGTGCAACTTCTGAACGTGGAATACCCAACAAAGATAATGCTACTTCAGAAGCAATCTTGTTTTGTTCAATGACTGGGACAGGAGGTTGATCAGTTGCTAATACAACAGGAATCGATTTACTTGCTGGTTGTTGACCAGGAGGTACTGGCGCAGTTCGTCCTACGACAACAACCGCGGCATTATTGTTTACATTAGTTAGACTAGACATTAATGAATTCTTCCTTTGGCAAGTATGAATGATTTTCTGATAGCGACATAACCTGTTACACCACCATTTACTGAACCAGATAAATTAACTTCTGCTGGTAATTGAATTTTTAGTTTGCGCGCCAAGCCAGATACAATCTTTTCTACAATGACACTCTCTGTACTATTTATATCTGGTGTAGATGTATGAGTAAATATTTTTACTGTATCACCCGAAACAAATGTAGCATATTGTGAAGGATCACTTAACGTAATGGTAATGAACTTATCACTGCCACTTGCAGAAAATATAGATTCCTCTATTGCAATTCTTTCGCCAACATCAGTATTTGTATAAGTTGTACCTATGACTCGATATGCCAAGCCCATGATCTGCTCTCCTGCAACAAGTATTCCTGAATTCTCTGTAATCAACTCTGATAGAGTAGGAATCTCGTTAATATCAGTACCGAGTATCTTGAACTGGAAATAACCATTGTTTCTTCCATAGTCACCTGTATCAGCAGATATGAAATTAATAAATTGCGTACCACGCAATGTTTCGGAATAGTCAACAGGAAGTTGCTCATCATTATTTAACTTGGTCAACATCCTAATGTCAGCAGTCAATTCTACGGCAGTCCCAGGAATACTATTCCTATCACCAGAACCGAGGTACGACACAACGCCACGTTCCATATAGAGATATGCTGCAGAGATATAATCCACACCGCTATCGAGCGAAATATTTACGGCATTATAATCTGAGTCCATTGTATCAGGCGAAGGCAGGTACTCATTATCAGGTCCCATCAATAAATTAGGCGATGAAAGTAAATTGGCTGAACCATATATCAATAGACCCGATCCGCAGTTGCGAACCGTATTACCAATTACTGTTCCGATATTAGTCACAGATACATCAACAGGACTCAGGAAGTTTTCAAACAAGTTATTCGTTACTGTAAGGTATCTAGAACCACCAGAAAAGAATGGAGACAACTCGTTACCCAAATAGGATACACCGCCACCATTTAATATTTCACAATTCTGAAGACGAAGATAATCACACTGATACGAACGAATGCCACCACCCGTAGAATTAACGACCTGAATATCAGAGAATGAAATATTCTCGCCATTTGATATATTGATTAGGTATGTTGCGTTGGATTCTGCATATCTTGCATTATTAGTAAAGTTACCATCTGCAGTCAAATTAGAAAACGAAACACTAAATGGAGCCGACTCTTCTGATACAAATATATTACCCTTTTCGTTAGGGTTAACTACATCATTCCAGTATTCAAAATTCCAAGGGATTTGTTTAAATACGGTTTGCTTGCCTGAGCCTGTCATCTCAAAGTTCGAAGGGACTTTCAGTTTAGATGTATAATAGACACCATTAGAAAAGTTTGCTCCCTTGACATTTAAATCCCGTTGGTCATTTATAAACTGCTGAAGACCAGCAGTATTATTATGTACAAATTCTAATGAAGAACCTGAGTTCATTTCATATTGTGCATCAAATGTTACTTGCTCTGTATTGTCTATGCTTTCAACTGTAGCAGTAACCCAACCCTTTAAAGGTGTTGCCGATGCAGATAACGGGAAGTGTATGATACCAGAATTAGCAGTATAGTTGCCAAAATCATCTTTACCTGCCCACTCTGTATTAGAATAACGACCATAGTCTATATATGATATATTAGAAGCAGACCCGCCTAATTGCCCTGGACCTAGTACATCAATAAGAACTGATTGGTCGATAGAATCTTGAGTTGCTCTATATATCGCAATACCATAACTTGCGCTTGTACGATTTAATATCAATGAAATATTATCAGTCTCATTAAACTCTGACGCAACTTTATGAACAATACTAGGGCTTACTTTTGTTGCACTTGATATTCTACCATCATTAAAGTTAAACTGCGCAATCCAATAGTAATATGTAAACCCTGAACCAGTGCCAATCTTATCTGCCGATGAGGCAGGAGTAATAATAGGAGTAGGGCTCCCAGGGACAGATGCGCCAAATATTTTTACTTCATGACCAATTTCAAAGGTAGATGAATCTATGACAACACTTAACACACCAGTATTTGATGCATAGGATATAGTTTCCCCTATGGTAAATGATTCAGCAGGATCATCTAATTTGACGTATATGTCATTACCAAAGACCTTTGTGACCGTTCCAGTTGTAGCAGATACTGATCCTACAATTTCTTGCCCGGAATCAAATGTGCCTTCTATAGTAATCAATCGTAAGATGACATCTAATGTGACTACAAGTTTATTTGATAAATTTTCGCCAGTACCCTGAAAAGTTTCACCGTCGCCTGATACTTTATATTGTGCACCAAGCTGAGATGATATAATCTGACCAGAAAGATATATATTTCGTACAGATATATCACCACCGTTTAGATTAAGATCTCCGCTTGCCTCGCCACCAACGTTTATATTACCTTCAACCACAATATCTTTTGTATTACCTGCACCAAAGGTCGCGACAAGTTCGTCATTCTCATTAAAGATTTTTAGACCATTGGCTTCGCTTATTGGTACAATGCCAGAGGTGTTCAAATTACCCGTCATGGGTATTGACCCATTGCGTTCTAGTTTTTCTGTATTAAATGCGTCTAGGTTAGCATCTCCTTCAGCATTCGTAAGAGGTGTGCCTTTGACTAACCGTTTTATAATTGTTGCCATCTTTTACCCGATTTTAATTTTCCACGAAACATTTAAATAGTCCGTGGGTGATTTGACGAATGGTGTCGATACAACAGTACGACAAAGTAATTTCCTTGGTGATGAATCAGAAAACAATCCAATCTCGTTCAGTGTACCCGTACCGATGCCCTCTTCAAATGTCGTGGTGTTAACAAGAACATTAGTATTCACGGTATCAACAAAAGTAAACAACACATTGTTTTGAGCCAACAAAGTTTCCATAGCAGTATCAGTTATAGTTGCAGGAGTAGTGCCAGAGCCAATTGAAATCGACTCGATCACTTCGACATCGCCCTTTATTTTACGAACAATGAAGTTCTTACCTGCAGTGGTAACTAGATTATGTACAGTATCGGAATATTTGAGAACATGATCTGAGCCAAATAACTCTACCGTAACAACACCTTCTATTTTGATATTATCTTCTATCATATCGCTTTGGCTACCATTTGTTGAATTAAATTTCTTAAGTCTGCAACATCATCTTCTAGTTTATTTATTCTTTCTTGTTGATGTTTCATTTTATTACGTTGCTCAATGTATTTATTATAGTCTGTAGAAGAAGTATTCACGATGGCACCAGATTGCATTTCTCGATGCAACCCGATTTCATCTTTCACTTTTATAAGAGAATCCATATTAGGCGGTTGCAATAACAATTAAATCCTTTGCTCTAGGTATTGCTGAGGAGTTGAAAGACTTCATTACAAGTTTAATTGACGCAGCATTGAAAGCAGGAATGTCATTTACAGTAAATGCTGCATCTGACATTCGGTTATTAGCCACAGTGGTACCAACGAAATTCCAAAGAACTTCATTGAAAGGAATCCCTGAGCTAACTTGTGATGTCTTATAATAAACCTCTATACTTGCACCTACTGGAATATCTGCGGCAAATCTAATAGATAAGTTCTTTGACTCTGCGGCAGAACCCGATAGATTAATCTTTCTAGTAAGGTATTTAGCCAAGGAAGAACTCTCAAGTGCGATTTCATCAATATAGTTATCATACAACTTAATTGTAATTATCGCACCTGCCGAAGCAGTATTGAATGATGTAGTGGTCGTCACCGTTCCACCATCTTCGGATATATTTGTAATAAGATGATTACCATCATTACTAGCCGAACCAACGATGTTTATGTACTTACCATTTCGTAGTGACTTAAAAATCGCCTTTACTGCCACATCATTTGTCGTAATAGTTTTTCCACTGAATGCAATCTCTTCATTTAAGGATATGATAGCATAGAAGTCAAAGTCGCCATCTTCAGTTGCACCTACAAAAGTATTTGATGTGAACGTTGGTGAATTAATACGATTGTTTACTGTGATAAGTGAAGTTCTGGCAGTATCGATTACAGGTGATATTGACGAGTTCGATGTCGTCATGTTTGCTTTAAATTCTAATGACTTTTGACCCGAAAGATATAGCGTCTCATTTTCTGGCGATGCTATCATTCTTGGGGAAGCAAAAGAGTTATTGTCATTCGCAATAACAGAACTGAACGAAGAATCTGGATTCCCTGCTACCTGTGATCCATTTATAGAAGACCCAGAAATTGTCTTGATAGAAAAGTCAAGAGTCGTATCGGCAAACTTCTGTAACTGAATCACGGGTTGTACCGTATCAAATTGAACGTTACGAGTAGACACAATACCAGAACCACCAGTACGACCAGTTTGTACTGCCGTACTTGTTACGCGAACAGTAAAAGAGTTTTGCTCAATATGTAGAACCGTGTGCTGTGTATTTAATTGAGTAGAAGAAATATTATTATATGTATTTGTCGCAACGCCTAATATTGTGACCTTCGACCCAACAGACATTCCATGATTACGTTGAAATACTCTGACGAGCTTAGAACCTGCACGAGTAAAGAATGGATCGTTGGTTAATGATGCATTATCGACTCTTGCGTTAACAAATATGGCAGAACCAGAAGTATTGAACTGAGCAGTATTGACCCTGAACATTAAGTCTTCATTCTGATGAGCAGTCCATGTAGAGGCATTTTGTGATTTAAACAATACACCTGCATAGGGTTGCTCAGAGATTAAGCGTGGTGTTGGTGTAGTAATATCAATACCACCAAGCTCAGAAGTCCATACGTTATAATTATTTGAGTTAGATAAAAGGACTATACAATATTCACCGATGTCTTGAACAAAGACGGGTGACTTCATATAAAATTTAGTTGGCTTATCTGCCGCTAACCATACACTACCGTCTAATTCAATGCTGTTGGCCGATAAACCATAACCCGCTGGTTGGTTCTCATCGCGTAACTCATATGGGTAAAGTGTGACATTAGAGAATGGCAGAATTGTTTTCCCAGGGTATCCATTTACAACTTCACGAATCTGTAATGTTACTGGTTTAATTGGATCGACCGATGCGAACCATACATCAATAGAGGTAATGAATGCACCACCACGGTTTTGTACCAAGAAAGTTTGAGCCAAAGGATCATACCAACCAGTATCACGAATAATCCGACCTGCCCTTTCGTCTGTAATGACAGTACGATCATCTGTTACAACAGTACGAACTATCTCGCCATTACGAACAGAACTATATGTCGACTGCCATGTCTGTAATACGCCTTCTGCATGATAGTTGCCAAACGCTCGAGTCTTTGCAATCAGATCGTTATTAGTAGTATTGTCAATCAACTTAAATTCGCGATTTCCAGTTTGGAATTGCACCGAGTTGTCATTGGGTATATCAAACACACCAGCAACGTCACCACCAAAGTTTGTCAATAAATGATCGCCCTTTTCTGTCGGAGCCCATAAAGTAACTTCACCTTCTGAACCAGAAACCGATCCCCCAATAATATCAGTTGTAAGGAATGTGCCCTTAGTGTTTACGACCAAGACTGAGCGAGTTGTTCCACCAGGCTGAACTTCCTGAAGTACACATACCGCAGTAGCAGGTGATGTGGCAGGGCTTGCATAGGAAACTGTACCGCGACGTTTAACGAATACTACGTCCCCTTTGTTATATGAAGTCTGAGTATTACCATTGAACCTTCTTGAAGGTTCATCGTTATCTTGCCCAACATTAGACTCAAAGTCAAACTTGTCGATGTCCTCTACATTTATAGGATTAGTACCCTTGAAAGTCAATCTAGAGGCAGGAGTAATATACTGAGTAATATTAGTCTGGTCAAAGAAAGGATGTACAATAGTTTGTAACTTTAAACCACGAGCCAAGAATACTACCTTTCGTGAACGTATGAAAGGTATGAGCGAAGTAGAGACAACTCTATCTGACACAAATTCCTTTGAGAATGTTGCACGAACTTCTGTATTGATACCCGTACGAGTTTGACCACTTGCATTAGCAACAACCTCGCGAGTGACGACTCGACCACCTGCGGTTCCATTAATAAGAGCAACCTCGGCTCCTGTGAAGGTTTGACGGTTTTGCCAACCTGCGGCACCTAGACCAAGGTCATTTGTAGACCAATCAGCCGCACGAGATAATGTATTACCCGTCACCTGAGTCCCACTCCATTGAGTCTGCCATGCATTCCATATAGTACCAAGCGCACCTGAGTTTTGCTCTGCGGCTCGGACGGCAGAGAAATTGCCCTCTACGTCATTGATAATTTCTGGTACACGTTGTGTCTCTATCCATTCATCCGAAGGAGGATTCAAGTCTACCGAACCGATAAAGGTAAAGATAGCAAATGGGTTAATATTCTCTGGGCGAGAAGCATATGTCTGAGCAATAAATTGATTTTCTGTATAGGGCAAAGTAATCAAGTCACCCGTTATCTGATAACCCTGAGTTGCGCGTTCAGAATCAGAGCGAGCCTGTTCAATCAACTTTACGTTATCCATCACGAATGTTGGTCTTAACTCTTTGGCATCCATATCGATAGACGCTTTGTAGTCTGTAGAGAATACATCACCTGTCGTATGACCTGCGAAGTTATCTACGATAAATCCGTTCTTAAATCTATCGATACCAAATTCATCAGGGACATTTAAAGACGAAGCCTGTTGTTCTAGTAATGATAGGGAAGTGTAGTATTCAAGATTTTCGATACGCTTTTCGAGTTTACCAATATCACGCATGGTAAATCTACGGTTATCAATTTTTTGAATATTTACATAATTAGGACTAAGCGTATAAGGTGCAAGAGTTAGAGTTGTTAAATGCATTGTTAAATCGGGCGCCTCGGGTGAGACTGCATTATCTGCGGCAGTGCCTTCGGTTACAATAAAATTGCCTTCAATGTTCAAAGATATTTTATCAATACGAGGAACATAATATGTATAGTCTACTTCGGTTGTTGTCCCAGGCTTTGGGGGTAATGCCAATGCACCACCAGAACTTGTGAATGAAACTCCATCATCACCCATGCGAGGACGAAAATCTATTACGTCTGCTAAAAAGACAACACCATATATTGTTGAGTATAATGGAATGTCTTCACGTCTAACATTCTCATACGAATCAATACAAAAGTAATCACCAACTTCAGAATGTTGATAGTAGTCAAAGTAAATTCTTAACGAACCAGTAGGAACTGCAAAGTTTGGACGACGAATTAATTTAGACACATCATAATGAGTATCACGTTGACCGTCATCTAATTGAAAGTATTGAGTAATATCTACTGCACCAGCAGCATTAAATGCGCCAGTGGCGGTCGACATTATAACTTTACGGACTCGATATACGTCGGCTTTACCAAGTGATATGATTCGTTGTTCAATTGCCGTTGTCGTAGTAAGATCAAAAGTAGCATAACGTACAGGAGTCTTTTTCTTAGGAGTTACAGTTACTGAGCTATTTTTTATGACAGGAAAGAATACAGTGTAAGTAGTCGATGCTGATAATCCAGTGATGGTAAAGGACTGATCATCTATAGAAACGCTAATTCCAGTAGGGACAACAAAGGCAGACCCTGAAGTCGATACTATAATTTCTGTCAATTCTGTATTAGGATCAATTCTAGAACCAACACCAGTAAGACCAGATACTTCAGATAATGAAACAGTTAAAGACGTTGCGCCAGAACCAGTAGTCTTTGTGACTTTCTGCATAACAGTATATGACATTTCTGGAATAGCAACTGAAGGAGTTTCATCCTTTACAGTTTTAATAAAACCACGACCCAAAGGAAATAACGAAATTGCTTGGGTTGGATCTTTTACGTTAGAACGATGAATTTTATAGGCAACATTAGTTGCACCAGTACCCGAAGCCGAGATGGTTAAGGTACTGTCATTTGTGATAACAGTAATACTATAATAGTTTCCACCGACATCGATAAAATCACCGACAATAAAATCTCTTAAGAAACGAGTACCCGAACCTGTTATAGTCGTTCCTGATACTGATACATTACCCTGAGCATCTGCGTCAACAATGTTAGCGACCTGTGAACTGAAACTTGCATTGTCAATAGTCTTTACGTCACGTTCAAAAGTCTTATCGGTATTAAGAACAATGTCAAATACATATAGGCGGTATTCATTTCCGAATCGCTCAAGGCCACGAATCTTAGCAGTACCCAAAGAACTTCCAGTAGAACTCTTTAGGTTTACCGAAACAAAGGTTACAAAATCAGGAACACCGACAAAATTACGGGTCATGATATAACTACCAATTGTCGTAGCGATTAGGTCATCATTGATTTGCTTATATACACGAGCCTTATTTACCGTAATGAATGTGGTAGAAGGTTTCTCGATCTCGTACCCACGAACATAGGCTTTGCCAGGCTCTACGGCTAATACGATTTGGGACTCAAGCCCAGTTAATGATTGACCATTATTGTATTTTGGATTTTCATCGAACGTCCATGTTAATGCACCGTCCGAAGCATCGCCTATCAAGTGTGATGGCGTGGTAGAACCAGAAGTTCCTGACATGGTAGAAACATAGGTCTTAGTGTTAGAGGTGATAATATCGCCAATCAGATACGATGCGCCTGATACCCATTCGCTACGATCATTGTTACGTGATTCTTTGGCAGTCATTCTAAAAGAACTTACTGTGTAGTCACCAGATTCATCAAAGGTACGACGTGCAAGCTCTCGAGCTAATTCTGAATATTCTGTTTTATTGACATGAGATTGTTTTGCACCTTCTTCGGTTTGCATCAACTCGATAAAAGTTTCGTCAGTGATTGAGCCGAGTGGTAATTTTTCTAGTAGGAGTTCTACTTTATAACGATGAGCACCAGGAGCGCCATAGTTATATGTCCCATTTGCATTATCGTTTAGGGTCTCATCTTGTTCTGGTGTAACTAATGTTTCGTTTACATGCAAGCCAATTCGATATGATGGCTCTGAAGAATATGCCTCAAGAATTAAACTTTGTTTTTCAACAAGAGTAAAGTAACCACGAATAAAATACACGCCTCGCTCTATCTCTACTACTGAACCAACACCAGTCGATTCGGATACTGCAGTATTGATTCTATATGTGGTATAGTTCTCAGAGTTGGTCTCAGAAATAATAACCGATAGCGTTTCAGCATCATTGAATACCTGAGTAACATTGTCGTCACCAGTTGTATCATACTCAACAAATAGTGTTAGAGGGTCAGTATTGGTCGCCAACTTATAATGTTTAACAATGCCCTTGACGCCAGAACCTTCACCAGTAACTTCTTTACCGATCATTGAAGCAATATTAGCATCAGTGACCGTTATACTAGTGGCGGATTGGTCAGATCCTGCAATAGTTTGTGTAGATGAAATGTTGCCAGTCATCTTTACATATTGAAGTTTTGTATTTAAAGAGGTTCCACCTGGGATCACTATCGAGCCTTCTTTAAATATCGATTGACCAAAACGATCCACCTGCTTCTGGTACATTGACTGAAGCTGATTTAACTCTCGAGTCTGTACGGCATACCCAGGACGAAATAAAATCTTCAGGAACTTCTTATCTTCGCTGAAGTCATCGTGGTATGGTGCGGTATTAAAATTGATTGGCATATATTCCTCTGTTAATACTCAAGTACAAGCGTAATGGTTTCAATCTGATCGCTTGTTCTATCAATTGGTGTCCTATTATTTATAAACAAAATATCACCCGAATAGGGTTGAACCTCTGGATTTAAAATTTGTGTAATTGTTGCAGTTGCCCCAGACTCTGATCGGATAGACTCAATTTGAAAATCAATATTATTCGTAAGAGTTTCGTCTCGAATATATCTAATCTTATTACCATCTATCAAATCTACATTAAGCCCTATTGCACCAGAAGTCTGACCGTATATAATGTCGTCTTCGTCAAAGGTTCCAGAGATATTAGATATGACCAATGTATTTTTTGCATTAAGCGTTCGCGCAGTTGCAAGAACAGTAGTCCCATAAATAAAAGGGCTATCAAGTAACACGATGCGCCTAAAATCGTTTTGAACCGTGAAGTCATCTTGACCTTCGTTATAGGCAAAGTTAAGATTCATAAGAGCATATCGAGCGTACAATTCCCTTTCTGGAGAAGCGCCATGACCTCGGAAAGGCGATATAATAGGTCTTATCTCTGCGGATGTTATCGAGTTTGCAATAACGACTGCCTTTGCAATAGTGAATTCGCTACCTGATCTTCCAGTTGAAACATCGATATTAGTGATAATTCCATTTTCATCAGTTTCGGCATAACCGTAACAAGAAGAAAGCACTATAATAGCTGGACCATCTGTGTATCCTGTTCCGCCTAGTATAATTTCAACAGTTAGGATTTGCCCAACAGCACCAGTCGTAGCTATTCCGAAAGCAGTTTCTACTGCGCCAGATGTAGAGACTTGACGTATCAAGACAGGGATATTAATCTCTGGGGCAGAAGGGTATCCTGTGCCACTTTCAGTAACAACTGCCGAGCTTACCACACCACCAGAAGTCACTATTGTACACCGAGCAGTTGATACCTCTTTTCCGTCGCCTTTTATAAAAATTGGCAAGTCTGTGTCATTATCAATAGATGCATTTAGTGGATAACCATCACCGCCAGAAATTAATTTTAGATGATCAACAGAACCTCTTATAGATTCAGATTCAATAAATTCGTTATTATCCATTGGCAGAATACCAGTAACAAAGAATTTACGAATAAGTGAATCCGACACGGTGAACATGAACTTCCACTTATACCCGTCTAATGTGGTATCAATACCCGAAGTGACATGAGTAGGTTTTGATGTAGACTGAGAACCGTTATTATTTGAAATGCATTTATATACTTTCTTTTCGTCAGTATATACATAAAAATCTAATTCGGTTAAATCAATGGCATCATCATACTCGGCATACACTGTCCCAGTAGTCCAGTCGACACGTCTAAACCCAAGAACTATATCCTGAGATATAACGCGTTTCATTGCAGTCATATCATGCCATGCATCATATTCAGAATCAAGACTGTTATCTGTGTCGGGTGGGAGCGTATCATTTTCCCAAGGTTGTGGTCGACCAATACCTACATAAAGATTCGATGACTGATTCGATACTGAGTCAATCAACCTCTTTGCATTCAGATAACTTAGCTTAGTAGATATACTTGATTTGGTTCCCATTACTTCCTCTATATTGTTTGTGTTTCTTCAACTGCATTTAGCGTGGCCTGAGTTGCCTGTCCTGAAACAGTAGATTCTAGATTAAAAGATTTGTCTACATAATAATCTTCGGCATAATACATATCAGAGTTAACATAATAAGATTGAACAAATCCTGTTATAGAATCCGTTAACTGAGGCGACTCTAATACTATATATTCGACAGGATCTTTTGTTCCGACAAATATGAACGCATTCTTAACTTTAGTGTTAATGAAATTGAAAGTAAAAACATTACTGATCACCTCCATGCCAGCAGGGTGAGCAAACTTCTTTAAAGGTTGCATCCATGAGCTAGATTGGTGCGTAGTTCTTACTTCATATGAAAACTTTTGATAATATTTTGAATCTTGTAAAACGATTGACTCAGATAACTGACCACGAACACCTTTATAATATCCTTGATACTTCGCCAAAGCTCCGTAAGTCAATACAAGTTCTGCACCGACACCGTTCATAGTATCAATATTTATTATCACTTTCGGAGCGAGTAATCCGTAATCATCTGCCAGAGTAGCAAGTTCTGTTATAAGACCATAGTTAATATATGTAATATATGGATATATTTCAGTTTCAGTTATTAGCCCATAGTCAAGGAATTGATATAGTAAGAAATCTATTAAATAATATTGACCAAGATCGTTTGTAGAAATAACAGAATCGGGCGTATTACCTGAACCAAAGTCAGAAATGGCATAGCCAACAATACCACCCAGTGAGTTAACACTTGTGACCTGAGCAATGACCGAAGAGCCTTCGAATCCTTGTACGGTTATCTTATCACCGATCTTATAACCAGTACCTGCGTTGTTGATAACGAATCCATTTGCGCTTCGATAAATCTCTGCAGAAAGTGAAGAGTCAACATATATTGTCTTATGGTCAGTAAATTTAACAGTTGATATAGTTTCTGGTAAGAGTGTTAACTCATAAATTATTATGTCCTGATATATTTTACGCTTTACCGAATCTACGACTGCAGATGCATTTGAACCCGCCTCGTATATACGTTTACCTTCAAAGGCATATGGGTCACCGTTCAATGGTGTAATGCGAAGAACAGTTTCTAAATTCCAACGACCATCAGAAGGTATCAGTACCGAGTCCCAAGGGTAGTATATTTCTACTTCATCATCGAGGAATAATCTAAAGAATGTCTTAATTGATTCTTCTGAACCTTTTGACTTCCATACTTCGCTTATCTTGTCGTAGAATACTTGTGGATTAGCAGCATATTCTTGCTTGGATAATATACCAAGTTCGCGCTGTATATAATTTAAAAACTCTGGTTCTTGCTCTCGTATATCTCTTTGAAGATACAAATTGTTTTGATAATATGAAGACTTGTTTTCGTTTTCAAGGTAATCAAAAAATACACGTGCAAATTCTACGAGTTCAGGGTATGACTGAACAACATGGTCGGGTAGAATAGAAGTTACAAAGGATGCGACATTGGGGACATTCTTTTTATGCATGTCTAGACACCAACGTATAATTAGAACCACCTGCGGCAGAACCTGCTACCACATTATCGCTTGTTCCTGTGACTGAAATATTTTGATAGTCTATGCTAACCAAATTATTTCTTAAAGGAGAAACATCGTTAGAATCTGGTATGAGGGTCAATTCAATATATGTTCCAATAAAAGAAGACACATTAAAATTAGTTAATACGATCTTACCTGCAGGAGCATCGACATAACCAACTTCATCAGCAACAGTAATTTGATTGACTCCTCGACCGCGGATAACTCTTATAACTCTTTCGCCTTGAGAATTTATATAATCTTGCAAGGTGCATTGCTCCTCGCCATATGTAAATATACTTGAACGATATATCACTGGCTCATTTGAAGATGTGATATATATAGGGCTTGAAAATTTCAATTCATATAACCTAGCCTGATTAAGTATAGGAATAAATCGTTTTTTCATGTAAACTCTGACAACAGAGTTTAGTATTGAATTGTCCGAGTTATCGACAACACCCAATAAGGTTGAATATCTTAAGACACCATCAAACATTTCAAGATTAGAGTCGTTATAATTCTGAATAGCAGTTTTTACTTTGGTTGTCAATTGAGCAACCGAAAGAGTAGTTTCTACAGGATCGTATTTGTAAAAGACTTCAAGATCGACATAGGTATATATCGGATCTATGAATTCAGGTGTGATCGATACGACTGCCTTTGGTTTAATGATAGAATTTATAATAGTATCTTTTTCTGCGGTCGATAGAATTTCACCAACTGCAGGTTTTATCGAAATAAATGCCTTACCATACTGAGGGGGATCATTATCTTCGCCACCCCATACGACAATGGATTTAACATTACTGAAATTATCAAGAATAATAGATTTATAATCATCAGGAGTAACTGCTCGGTTCTGAGCAGCAAAAGTCAAAGGAGCTCGCAACTTAACAGTGTTAATAGTTTCTCTCAATAACCCGCCAGTAGAAGCTGTTAGAGTCGTAATTGATAAGTTATCATTTCCTGCAATAGAATCTACTTTCGTAAATCCCTTGGCATTATTTGCTTCTGGACCATCGGTCACGAGATATGAAATTTCAATGACGTTACCATTAACCAATGATCGTCCGATTACACCATCTCCAAAGGTTATTTCATAATTCCCTTCAAAGGTTTCATTAAGAAAATATGCCCTTGAATCTCCAGTTATACCCACAATATTCTTAACAGGAACAAATGTAAATAAATTACTCGAACCCAAAGACTCTCTAACGTTCACTTCTAGTAGGGTAGTATCGACATTTAAGTCAGGGATAATAAACTGTTCAGAAGTGTCCAGGTCATAGATGTATTCTACATTCTTAACGACGCCTTGTTTTATTTCTACATCGGTAAATTGTGCATTTGTTGTTGTATATGATTTTGTCGTGACAAAGAAGTAACTAACCCCATCAATTACGCTCTTAAACCTTGCATACTTTGGAAGCGTCATTGAAAGGCTTATCGGAGAATTAACAACAATGTCTATCTTTCCAGTAGATCCTATTCTTGATCTTGGGGTATAACCTAATTGACGCGCATGACCAACAACACTGCCACGGTTTTGAGCAGTATCAAGGAAAGTTTCATTTATACCGATATTTGCATTAAAGGCATTATAGTGTGTAACATACGCCATAAGATCTACGAAGGTAGAAAGCGCAGAACCTTCAAAGTTATAATCCCGTAATGTATCCTGTGACCTGAGGAATTCTTTCAGGTTAGACTTAATATCCTCAAAGTCTAACTTCGATACATTTAGCTGTTTATTCTGTTTAATGGCCATTAGCGTAATCTCTGTACAATAAATTCTAAGGTTGTAGTGGTTCTAACTGGAGTAATAATTTCAAGATCAAGAGAAATGCCGATCGAATTATTATCAGGGTTATCGTTAATATCAATAGACAATATAACAACTCGTGGTTCATATGCAGTCAATGAAAATATGATCTCTTCTTCTATCATAGACTTTGTCACAGAATCGAGTGGCTCAAATAGATATGCCGAAATATTAGATCCAAAGGAAGGCATAAATGCTCGCTCGCCTCGTTTAGTTCTAAGTATATTTAGGACCGATTGTTTGACTGCCTCCACGTCTTTTTTGATATAGATATCACCTGTGTCTGGATTTGCACGAAATGCAAAATCTGCATCTGTGTATACCTTTTCTCTCGAGCGTATGTTTAAGTTTACCATATACTTATTTATAACCTTTTATTATTATTTTTTTTATCCACCAGCAAATACATTAGGACTACCTTGAGTAATGATATTATTACCATATGTATCGCCTATTCTACCAATACCAATGCCACCTACTCTTACTGTCGAAGAAGAACTATTCATTGTAGAAACATCTGGTACACAGCCACCTCTTGGGTGCGGTGCGACCAAGTTACCCAGTACAGGAACAAGTCGACCATTGACAAATACATTAGCAGTATTGACTTCTCCGACAGAAGTTTGTAATGGGAATGCACAATTCTTTCCTCTTCCATCTGGAGATAATACAGTATCATTTGACCTTGCTACCGATGGCATATTATTTTAATCCTTTTATAATTAAAGCATTTATGTTATTGACTGCTGATTGAAACAACCAGTTTATCCATTGGTTCACTGGAGCAACTGTAAAGGTACTAGAATCTGAATATACTTTAAATGCATATGATAATAATATCGTGACGCTAGAAGGCATTTGGTATCTAATCAGGGATAAGAATTCTTCTTCGGTATTAAATGATAAGATTGGTGTTGTTAAATCTGGTAGTACAAACTGATAATACTGAGAAGGGAATGCATTGACTACTGGTCCATCTACTCTAACCGTATAGGCATTAATCTTTGTAAGTGTCATTCCATATTGTGCAAAGTTAAAATCGGAAGTTACATTAAATGGATTAGTCAATATAACAATTTCTTCTAGTGTTTCTAGGTCGATAGTAATTTCCTGAAATTGAAACTCGGCTATTGCATAGAATGGTGTAGACTCATAAGCATCTGGTAAATATAATCCAGGATCAGTCGGATCTGAACTTGGTGGAGATCCACCGCCACTAGTTTCAAGAATATTAATTATAATGCTCATTAGGCTAACTTCTTAAATGCTTCAGTGCCAGCATTATTTCCAGCAACTTGCCCTAGTGCTTCTGCTTCTTGGATTGTTTTGCCAGATGCCAGTGCATTATCAATTGTAGTATTACGAGCATTACGTTGAATATCTCTAACATTAATCACTTCAGTTGTACCAGAAGAAGCAACTGCAGTTGTTGATGTCTGAGGAATATCGCTAATGCCTTTAGACTTTGCATATGCTGCAACAGTAGTTGTCCCTTGTTGAATTGCTTTAGGGACACCAGCGCCGAATGAAGCAGGATAGAAGTGCCCTGAGTCACCGCTTAAATCATTAATCAAACCAAACTTTTGCATTGATTGACGAGCAAGACCAACATATTCATTTGGTCCGCCACGGCCATCATCATACTTGCCATTCACATAAAGCGCAACGTCTGCAGCTGCTCCATAGTTATGCCATGACTTGCCTGCGCCAGCTGCTCGAATACCAGAAGCAGCTAACTGAGCAGATCTTTCTGGAGAGCGATAACCTTCAGTGACATTAATATCTCTGTTTGGAAAATTAGTTGTAATATAGTCTTGTATGCCTGCAGCAAATCTACCACGAACTGAAGAGTCCATGGTATTTAATCTTGTTGCAATTGATTTAGCAAATTTAGACGGAGCAAAGTCCTGCGCAACAAACTGTTTACCGTCAGGGAATGGGTTAGCAAGGGAAGAAGGCGGAACCACATTACGAGTTTGGTCTTGTATCTGAGCTGGAGACTTTCCAGAAGCAGCGACTAGTGGTGTTGGCTGAGCAGTAGTAGCACTAGTAACTTTTGCTGATTGAGCAATTGCTGCCTGTTGAGCAGAACCTGGTCCAAGAGTATACGCAACCGCAATCGGTGCAACACCAGACACTGCAATATCATTTGCTACATCTGGTAACGGGAACTTAGCCGAGGTTGGAATAAATTGCTCAAATTTAGTACTGAGATCTTCTTCTGATTTTGTCACGGCATTATTAAATATACTTTCAAAGTCTTTTGTAAATGATTCTATAATTGAATCTGGAGTTTTCGATGGATCTGGTTGTAGTGCCTTCTTAGGGAACTCAACAAATGTATCGCCTATCTTAATAAGGTTAGGTATGCTATTACAAACATCAAGTGGATTATTAAGTGGATCTTCAACAAATCTTTGAAGGTTATCAATAATCTGTTGAGCAGCAGGACCAGCTTCTTGATATGCTGCTCGCAAGTTAAGTATGTCTGCGGCTATACCTTCAGGATTTTGTAATGAAGCTTCTGATATTAAATTTAATGCAGTCTGTTGAAGTAATGATTCGATTACATCAGGAGCATTTTGTATTGCATCAATAAAAGTTTCTGCTTCAGTTACTATACTATCAATTGCATTGATGAAGTTTTTACCTAACATCACTTGTGCCTGAATGGTATCTTGTAATTTTTTTATTTCTGTAAAGACACCATTTTCGCCACACAGCAAACTATTGACATCGGTAAATTGATTTACTACTCCAAGAGCACCGGCTGCTAAGGCTGCTCCGCCAGCAGTTATAGTCGTGACTGCACCGACTGCATTTGATGCAGAATTTGTCACTGCCTGTACTGAAGCAATTGCGCCTGATAAATCTAAAGCCATGCCATATCCTTTTTAATTCAGTGTTATGATTGAACCATTAATGCTGACAATACCTAGGGCAGTAGTGCTACTGGCAGCACCAATTAATTCTGATAAGCTTCCGCCAATATCAACTGACTTTGAAACACCAACAGCTTCAGATCGCGAACCAATAATTATTTCTGATAAGTTCACACCCACAACAACTGACTTTGAAACACCAACAGTTTCAGTTGCACTAATGCCAACTTTTATATCTAAGTTTGTTGATGTATCAATTGTCATAAAGCCAACAGACTCAATATTATATAAACCATATACAATATCCATTCTATTAGCTTTTGTGACTATACCCATGTTGCCTGACACCGAAATATTATTGCTGCCTTTAATTGATAATGAGTTATCACCGCCTACATTAGTTTGTGATGAATTAGCAACAAGCTCTAGTTTATTACCACCAACATTTAAAGAATGATTACCAGCCGACTTAATATAGTATTCGCCACCAATGTTTGTTGATACATCTTGTTGAACCTCTGTTACCATATTGCCAGCAATGATTTTTGTTTGCTTTGACTTTGCAATAGTTTCGGTATAGGTACCACCAACCTCAAGCGTATAGTCGCCTTTGACTAGTTGATTCATATTGCCATCAACAGTAATGTTTAAGTTACCTTTGACATACATATTCTTATTGCCCATGATAAGTTCATAACCGTCACCAACAATTTTAATTGTACGAGTACCATCAACAATAATCTCATCGTATGAACCAGACGGGTGCATACGTGTTACGCGTTGAGCACCAGGCGAAGAATCAAACTCTTCTAGCATACCGCCTTCGTATTCATTGACCGAATTATATGGATACTTTGATACCTGACCACCGCGAAGTGGTAACTCTGCCCAAGACTCTCTTTCATATTCAGCGTCGGCACTATCAGGCGCTACGGTAGATGCCTTATATTTTTTACTAGCTGGAATAGAAGGTACACGCGTACGTTCACGTTCTGTATATACTGGATGTTCTGTATATGTATCAGGCTTAGCTGCTAGTGATGTATTAGATGTCCCATCGCTCCACTTTGGGTTAACACCAAACGGATCTGTGAATCCTTTAGAATAATCTGGCGGAGAAGTACTTTGAGTCGAAGGTAATGCGCCGATCACAATAGGATCTTGAAGGTTAACATCATGGTACATTACCAGAACCCATGTTCCTTCGACAAGCTGTGATACTCCACTAGCGGTTGTTGATACATTGGCCGGCATCATTACCATTGACCAAGGTAACGAATCAATTGGAACTTCATTGATACGATCATCTGAATGAAGACCAAATACGCGAACACGAACACGACCCATAGTTAACGGATCATGACGATCTTCTACGACGCCAACATGAAAAGATGTAGCCATTAAAATATGTCTCCAATTATATCAATCAAATTTTTCTTCAAATCAGGAAGTAAAGATTTCTTTATACGAAGCGGAGCACCAAAGTTAGG